GGCATGATGGGCTACCTGGCGAACCCTGCGACCAAGTGGTTTCGCTTGCAGACGCGTGATAAGGCGTTGATGGCGAACCATAAGGTCAAAGCCTTCTTTGCCAATGCCGAGCGTGAGGTCAACACCACGTTCAACAGCTCCAACTTCTACCCACAACTCCATGAGTTCCTGACCGATATTGCGGCCTTTGGCACCACCGCACTCTATTCCGAGCCTGATCCTGTGACGACCATGCGGTACTATGCCCGTTCGATTCGTGGGATCTTCTTCGATGAGGACGACCAACAGCGTGTGACCAAGACATACTACTGTTATGACCTGACCGTCTCCCAAGCCTTTGCCCTGTGGGGCGAAAAAGCTGGTGCCTCAGTGGTGAAAGCGCATGAGGGCAAGAAGTTCGATGAGAAGGTCGAGTTTTGCCTGTGTATCGGCCCACGCTATGACCGTGACTCACGCAAGACCTCGAAGCTCAACAAGCCCTGGTATGCCTTGTGGGTGAACGTCAAGGATAAGAAGCGTGTGCAAGAGGGTGGCTTTGATGAGAATCCGTTTCACATCGCACGCTTTGCCAAAGAACCGCACGAGAAGCTGGGCTACAGCCCTGCGATGGACGTCTTACCAGACATTAAGATGGCGAACCGCATGAACTACATCCTGCTCCGTGCGTCGATGAAAGCCTGCGATCCACCCGTGATCCTGCCCCACGATGGCTACTTACTACCACTTGACTTCAATCCAGGGGCAACCAACTACCGCACTGAATCGACACCAGGTACGGCCAATGAAGATGTCCAGATCCTCGAACACCGAGGGAACCTGGCGGTCGGGCGTGAAGCCCTACTCGATACACGCGAGACGATCCGTCGTGGCTTCTTCGTGGATCTGTTCCTGATGCTGACCAACCTGCGGAACATGACTGCCACAGAGGTACAAGAGCGCATCACCGAGAAGCTCTTAATCGTTGGGCCTGTCATTGGTCGGTTGCAGACCGAAGCCTTTGCGCCTGTGATTCAGCGCACGTTCAATGAGAAACTTCGCACAGGGCAACTCGGCGAGGTACCCCAAATGCTACAAGGCTCTGAGTACGAGATTGATTACGTCTCACTCTTAGCCAAAGCCCAACGGATGACCGAGGTACAGAGTCTCCAGATGGGTCTAGGCGTGGTGGGTGGTGTAGCACAGTTCGATCCCACAGCCCTCGATAACGTCAACGCCGATAAGATCGTCAACGAGATCTGGGATATTACGGGTATCAACCCTGAACTCCTACGCGCACCAGAGGCGGTACAAGAGATCCGTGAGGGTCGCGCACAACAGCAACAGATAGCGCAACAGATGGCACTCGCCCAACAGGGTGCCGATGTCGCCAAAACCGCTGGGGAAGCCGAACAAGCGCTGACCCCAGCACAACCAGGGAGTACAGCATGACGATGGCCGCGTATCAAAGTCGCCCGACATTCGTCCAGGCGATTCAGTGGAACAAAGAGCAAGGTACAGTCGTGGGTGTGCAGTGCCGCCCGAAGAAGCATCACATGAATCCCGATGATTTCTATATCGTGGATCGTGGAGGCAAGGAGCTGCCGATCGCTGATGGCAGTTGGGTCGTCCAGCATCCTGATGGTGCCTTTGACATTTTTGAGGATGGACAGTTTCACGCCATCTATGAGCCAGCGAAGCGCACACCACCAGCGCCGAAGAAAGCCACAGCAGCACCCAAACCCAAAAAGTCACCCACCACAGGCCGTGTGGTCAAAGACGCCCCTGCTGGTGATCCTGACGAGGATTAGGCATGGCGAGGGTTAAGAAGGCGTCACTCGCACCCGATCAGGCGATTCGTGACAATACCGAGTACATTGAGAAAGCCTATCAACGGCTGTTCGCCACGCATGATGGTCAGATTGTGCTAGAGGATCTGGCGCGTGGGGCGTTTGTGGATGACTCCACCTATGGTGGGGATCGCGACACGATGCTCATTAACGAAGGCTGTCGCCGCTGTTTCCTGAACATTTGCAAGAAGATACGACTACACTGGACGAAGCGGTATACTGCCGCAGATCAAATACCACGCACCAACTTACACCCGTAGGAGGCCGTTATGCCCGATGAACCTGTAGCCACTGAGATACCCGACGCACCTGCTGCCACACTCGTCACACCAGAGACGACGCCTGAGCAGACCACCACGATCTCACCTGATGCCGCCACCGAAGTCACGACACCGAAATGGAACGAGAGTATCTCTGAGGACTTGCGTGCCAATCCGAGCATGCAGAACTTCAAGTCTACCGATGACTTAGCGAAAGCCTACTTGAACGCCCAATCCCTGATTGGCAAAGAGAAGCTGATCCTGCCGACCAGTGATGATGACCCAACCTGGAAGGATGTCTACAAGCGTCTAGGGATGCCTGATGCACCGAATGGCTACCAATTAGCCGCCCCAGAGGGTATTCCAGAGGACTTTGTGCAGCCTGAATCACAGACAGGCTGGTCAGAGCTAGCACATAAACACGGCCTCTCACAGCGGCAAGCGGCTGGGGTCTATCAAGACTATGTGGCACAGAAGCACGCCGAGGCTGAGCAAGGGATCGCCGCACACAATCAAGCCGTCGAGGAAGCTGAGCAAGCCTTAAAACGTGAGTTTGGCCCAGCCTGGGATGCGAACAAGGTCTTAGCGGAGAAAACCCTACGCTTTGCCGCTGGGGATGCCGCCCCTGCCCTGGCACAGAAGTTCGGGCATGACCCTGATTTCATGCGTGCAATGATTACGCTCGGCAATGAGCTGAGTGAGCCAATCCTGGGCGCTGGCTCTCCGCGTCCTGATGGCTACACACCAGAGGCGGCACAAAAGCAGATCAATGCGATCCAGATGAACAAAGAGCATGCGTACCACAAGAAAGAGCATCCCGATCATGCTGCTGCCGTGGAAGAAATGACACGCTTGTTTGCGCTGGTACATGGTGAAGAATTGGTCACATAAATCATTGTACATTTCTGCTTGACATGCTACACTAGTCAACAGGAACGGGTATCTCTAGACAACTCCCTGTGAATCTAGAGCGCTACCCACCTATATCGCAGTTGTGCGATCCGCAAGGACAACCCCACACTGCCTGGATGTTACGATGTTTCTCTAGGTAATGGTTGTTCACAGGAGGATTACACAATGGCTGATATAACCACAGCATTTGTCAAACAGTTCGGTGCGAATGTCATGCACCTTGTCCAGCAGAAGGGGTCACGGCTCCGTGGCACCGTTATGGTGGAAGGTGGCGTCGTAGGTGAGGAAGCCTATTTCGACCAGCTCGGTACAGACACCGCCGTCAAGAAAGCCGCGCGTAATGCCGATACGGTATTAAGCGACCCCAATCACCAGAGACGCCGCGTGACGATGTTCGATTACGTCCACGCCAAGCTGCTCGATAAACAAGACAAGCTCAAAATGCTCCAAGATCCGACGAACCCCTACGCTGTCTCAGGTATGTGGGCGCTGGGTCGTGCTATGGATGACGAGATCATCGCTGCTGCGACGGGTAACTCCTACTCTGGGAAGGCTGGAGCCACGACGGAAACCTTGCCATCCACGCAGAAGGTGGTACACGGTTCGACAGGGATGAATGTCGCCAAGTTACTCGCGGCGAAAGAAATCCTCGATGCGAACGACACCGATCCTGACGAGGAACGCTACTGTATCGTGACCGCAGGCCAGGTGGCTGATCTCTTGAACGCGACAGAGGTCAAGTCGGCTGACTACAACACGGTCAAGGCGCTCGCCGAAGGCAAGATTGACTCCTTCGCAGGGTTCCAGTTCAAGCGCACACAGCGCTTGGGTACGGATACCGACTCCAACCGCCAGGTACTGTGTTACCAGAAGTCGGGAATCGTCCTGGCTATCGCCCAAGACATCATGTCAGACATCGGCCCACGTCGCGATAAAGATAACGCGATCCAGGTCTACGTCTCGTTGGGTATTGGTGCGATTCGTCTGGAAGAAGAAAAAGTGGTTGAGGTGGCCTGTACTGAGTGATGTCTCGTTGCATAATAGGAGGATTGAATAATGGCTACAGTTAAAGGTGTAAATCGAACGATCCTAGATGCGACTGACACATCGCACACGCTGTCTGCTGGGAAGCAGGGTGGAATCTTACGTGTTGCCTTAGATACCTACGAAGCTGCCGCCGCAGCGTCAGGGACGGTCATCGAAATTGGTGGCGACCTGCCTGTGGGTGCAAACGTGGTGGATATTAAAATCACCCACGATGCCCTCGGCGCAGCGACGATTGATGTCGGGGATGCAGAAGATCCGAATCGGTACCTGAACGCGTATGATGTCTCGTCGGCAGGTTCGACGTTTATCAGCGCGTTGGCTGATGGGGCGAACTACGCCGTGGATAACACCACCGCGTCGACGCCTGACACGCAGATCTTAATTACCACTGCGTCCGCAGCGATCACTGGTACGATTAAATCAGCGATCTACTACACGAAAGACTAAGCGTAGGTCAATCTGTCCTGCGTTTCTCACGGGCTTGTTGGCTTGCGCTGACAAGCCCGTGTTTCTTTAAGGGGGTTGTATGGGTGTTGCTACCAGTGTCCTACTTGTCAATCAAGCCTTTGACCGTCTGAGTCAGAAGCGTATTGCCTCATTCTCTGAAGCCTCGACCCATGCGGCCAAGATCAATAACGTCTACGACCCGATGCGTCGTGCGCTCTTGTCTGAGCATCCCTGGCCGTTTGCCACACGCGTCGAAGCGTTAGGGCGCGTGATAGATTCCTCACAGAACATTGAGGGTGTGACCCAAGCGAACCCAGCCGTGGTGACAGAAACCGCGCATGGATTCACGACAGGGGATATTGTCAGTCTCTCTGGTATTGTGGGTATGACCAATCTCAACGGGCGTATCTTCACCATCACCGTCCTGACCGCTGATACTTTTGAACTCGATGACGAAGATTCCACAGGGTATGATGCCTGGGTGTCAGGTGGTGTGGTCGGTGTGGTGAGTGCTGTTGAAGATAAATATGACTTTACGAATAGTTTTGTCTTACCGTCCGATTATCTACGGCCTGTGGCGATCAATGAAGAAGAAGTCGATACCCTCGATCCGCTGATAGAATACGAGATTATCTCCAACGGTACCGTCAAATATCTCTACTCCGATGCCGATCCTGTGGATCTGAAATACATCTGGGATTGCTCAGATACGACCCTCTTTGATGATGTCTTTGTCGAGCTGTTCACGCTCAAGCTCTGCGCCCATCTTGCGTACTCGATCACCCGATCCAAGACGATCGCTGAGGGCTATGAGACGAAGTATGCGCGGTATCTCTCGAAGGCGAAAGCGCTCAGTGGCGGTGAGCGTCGTCGTCCACGTCGTATACGCCAAGACGACATCTTCCTCGCCCGTGGCTAAACTCCAGCACATCCACACGAATTTCACGTCTGGCGAGATTTCCGACCAGATCCTCGGCCGCGTCGATGTCAGCAAGTACGCCAATGGTGCGTATCTGATGCGTGATTTTATTGCGACCCCCTACGGTGGTGCGGTGCGTAAGCCTGGTACACGCTATGTGGATGAGGTGCGTGATAGCTCAGAAGCCTGTCGGCTCATACCCTTTCAATTCTCCACCGCACAGACGTACATGCTTTGCCTGAATGATGGGTATATCCGCTTCTTCCGCAACCAGGGCTTGATTCTCGAAGCCTCGACCGCGATCACCAATATCACACAAGCGAATCCTGGTGTCGTCACGGCCGCAGGACACGGACTCTCGAACGGTGAATACGTCTATATCACTGGTGTCGCTGGGATGACCGAAGTCAACGGCACAGAGTTCAAGGTCGCTGGTGTCGCTGGGGCTAATTTCAACCTGACCCATCGTAATACAGGTGCGAACGTGGATACGTCAGCCTACACCGCGTATACCTCTGGGGGAACGGTCGCCCGTATCTATGAAATTACCCATCCCTACGCCGAAGCGGATCTCCCACTCATTCAGTACGCCCAGACCGCTGATATTATGTATCTGGTACATCCTGACTACACACCACGCAAGCTCTCACGCACAGGGCATACCAGTTGGACGCTGACCACGATTGACCCTGCGGACTTTGGTGATGCTGATGGTGCTGGCCCGTATCTGCCTGTGAATACCAGTGCCACCACCATTACCATGTCGGCTGATACCGTCGGGGCTGGACGGACGATGACCGCCTCGACAGCTATTTTCTCCTCCGATCATGTCGGGTCGATCTGGCGTGTGGGTACAGGCTGGGCTGAGGTGACGGCCTTTGTGGATACGAGCAATCTCACGGTCGAGATCTTCCAAGCCACAGGCCCAGGGGCGGTCACCGATTGGGCTGAGGGTGCCTGGTCTGAGGTCAACGGCTACCCACAAGCGATTTCCTTCTACGAGCAACGTCTGGGATTTGCTGGCACAGCTGAACAACCCCAGACCGTCTGGCTGTCTAAGACTGAGAGCTACGAGAACATGACCGCAGGTACGGCTGATGATGATGCCCTGAACTACACCATTGCTACCGAGCAAGCGAATCCGATACGCTGGCTCGCCCCAGGGAAAATCTTACTCTTAGGCACGACAGGGGGCGTGTTTAGCCTGTCCTCTGGCTCGAACGCTGACCCCCTCACACCCACGAACGTCATTGTCAAGCGTGAGAGTACCTATGGCGTGGCTCCGATAGCCCCTGCGAAGATTGGCAACTATACCTACTACGCCCAGCGCGATACCCTGATTGTGCGTGAGATGGCCTATAATTTTCAGACCGATGCCTTCAAAGCAGATAACATTACCTTACTCTCCGAGCATATTACCTCCGCGAGTGGGATCGTGGAGATGGCGTACCAACAGTCACCGATGAATCTCTTGCTCTGCGTGAATGGCAACGGCTCACTGGCGATTATGACCCGTGAGGTCGAGCAAGAGGTGGCCGCCTGGACAAGCCACCGCCAGAATAGTTTTAGCACAGATAAGTATGAGAATGTCGCGGTGATCCCTGCGTCTACAGCCGTCAACGGGGATGAGGCGTGGTTTGTGATTACACGCTCTGTCAATGGCAACACGGTGCGGTATGTCGAGTTTATGGAGAAATTCTGGCGCTGGGGTACGGATGCGATGGAGGATGCGTTTTTCGTCCACTCAGGGCTGACCTATGACGGGACACCCGTTACCTCTGTCTCAGGTTTAGATCATCTGGAAGGGGAAACGGTGGCGATTCTCGCGGACGGAGATATTCGTACCTCACAGGTAGTGACCGATGGGGCGGTGACGCTCGCCAGCCCAGCCACAGCCGCCTCTGTGATTCAAGTCGGCTTGCCGTATTTCTCCTATCTCGACCTCTTGCGTCCACCAGCGACCACGGGAATCGGTAGCTCACAAGGGCAGATGCAAAACATTAACACGGTGACGGTACGTGTCTTAGATACGTCTATCTATCTGCATGTCGGGGATAGCGTGACCCAAGAACACGCCACACCCGAAGAACATATTGGTGAATGGGCAGACATTCCTGACGGTCTCTCACTCTATAGTGGCGACCTGATTGTACCGCATAACGGGGGATGGGATTTTGATAGCTATGTCTCAATCTACATGCACAACCCATTGCCAGCACATATCTTAGCGGTGATGTACGAATTGACCGTGGAGGAACACTAATGCCCTTACCAGCGTTGGCTCTGATGATCCCAGCAGCACTACAGATCGCTGGCACTGGCCTCAAGATGTTCGGCCAGCACCAAGAAGCCAGCAAAGCACAAGACCTGGCGAACTACAATGCCGCGATTGCCCTCGATGACGCTCGCTTAATCGAAGCGTCAGCACGCCTAGAGATCGGGCGTGGCCGTGAACAAGGACAGCGGTTTATCGGCTCACAGCGCGCCAGGTATGCCAAGTCAGGTGTCACCTCAGACGGCTCACCGTTTGAAGTCTTAGCGCAGACCGCGACAGATATTGAGATGGACTTACAGATGGACTACTACAATTCCCAAGTCGCTGCCCGACGTTCACGCATCCAGGCCAGCTTTGACCAGGCGCAAGCAGGGCAGTACAAGACCCAGAAATGGTTGCAGCCATTGGGTACGTTGGCGACAGGCGCAACGAAGCTCGCCATTACATCAGGACTAGGGGGCTAATCGTGCCACGCATACCACAATATCAATCGCAAAAGAAGATCACGCCACAAGCCACAGGCCCACGCGTCAACCC